GGCCACTTCGGTGGCCATTGACAACACATCTAAATTGTGATATAATTATATTATGAACTCAAAAGAATTTTCATTAGAGATAGAAAAGATAGTGCAAGAGAAAAAAGGCATATCTTATATGGATGCTATACTAAAGTATTGTGAAGAAAACGAATTAGATCCTGGTACAGTAGCGCCTATGATTACAAAAACATTAAAAGATAAGATTACAATAGAAGCACAGAATTTAAATTATCTTCCAAAGACAGGCCAGTTACCGGTATAATATGTATGGTGGATTTGAAGTATTTAAAACTTACTTGGCAATCAAACTACACTTCACAACAGATAGTTATGACTACCATAAATATGAAGGAAAAGTTAATTGTAAATTAGATACTTTTACGAAAAGAAATGATAGATATTTTTTTCACAAACTTAGCACCAGATACAGTCAGAATGATATATTGGGCTTTTTTGTTAGTAATTTTCTATCTGATAGTAACAAGTGGGTAGGAAGTTTAATAAGAAATGATGGACAAGATGTTTTTACAGACTGGAAGAAACGTAGTGAATCTTTTGAATACTATTTTAGAAGTGATTGTGTACATATTTTTAATGATTTCAATGTTAAGCATCTTTCTTTTGATGATGGTTTCAGCGTTTTTGGTGGACAACATCCTAGATTTTTTCAATTGGTTCTATCAAAAAAAATATCCTACGAAAGTGCTGTTGTGTTTAACCAAATTTTATCTTACTCTAAATCTTGGGATAAACAGATTACTGAACAAGTTGTTTGGCCAGTCCACTCCAAAAGGTTAAGGAAGTATGAACCATTTGTTAAATACAATCAAACAGCCAGTAAACTAATATTAAAAGAGATTTTTGTAACAAAATAAAAATACAGTATAAATAAAAATATGAACGACATTAGATTGACACAAATTTTAAAAGACGTAGATAAAACTAAATTGCCAGACTATCGTATTGATCCTAGTATGAAAACTGTAAACATTTATAATAAAAATAATTATAAAAAACAATTTAAGTCATTTAGTATAAAACTTTTAGTTAATATCACAATTGTAATTGCTTTAATTTTAATTTATTATATTTACAGATAATGTCTAGTGTCTTTTGCATAGGTAACGGTGAGAGTCGTAAAGATTTTAATTTAGACCTACTAAAACCACACGGTAAAATTTATGGTTGTAATGCTCTTTATAGAGAATACACGCCTGATGTATTAGTGTCCGTTGACCATGGTATAATGCACGAGATATATCAAAGTGGTTATTGTTATAAGAACGATACTTGGTTTAGAGATTGGACTACAGTACCAGATCATATGTATGAGAGTATGGTATACGCTGGCCTTACTAAAATTGATATAGAAGAATTAAATAAATGGCATATCAAAAACGAAAATAAAAGAACAGACGAAAAAGAATTTGTAATGCACGGTGCCAATCTATCTGGCTTAGTTACTATACTAAAGCAAAACAAAGATAAATTTCAAAAAAGAATAAGTCAAAATGTATTGTGTGTAAGTTGGGTAAAAGAGAACGACAAAACAAAAAACATTATGGATATTATGCCTAACAATCGAGACCTTGGTTGGGCCGCTGGTCCTACTTCAGGTTATATTGCTATTAAAAAAGAAAATCCCACAAAAGTATATTTAATAGGCCATGATTTGAATAGTACCACAGGTAAGGTAAACAATTTATATAAAGGATCAAAGTATTACGTTATACCAGAACATGGCCCTACACCTAGCGTTAATTGGGTTACACAATGGAAACAGTTATTTACACAAAATCCACATATAAACTTCTATAAAGTAAACACCAATATGAAAGGTGAAGATAGAGTTAATACCAAAATATACGAATGGAACGAAATAAAAAACATACATTATATAACATACGAAAATCTGCTTGACAAACACCTTAAATGATGTTATAGTGGAAGGATGTATAAATATAATGGTACGTTTATATAGTACATATACAAATACAACAATACAAATACAATGGAGAAAATACAATGGACTTTAATACATTAAAAACAAGTCATTCTAACTTTGATAAACTTACCAAAGCATTAGAAGCTACCCTCAATCCTGAGGATATTAATAAACAATCAAAAGACAAATACGCTGACGACAGAATATGGAAACCTGAACTAGATAAAACTGGTAGTGGTTATGCCGTACTTCGTTTTCTGCCAGCAACCGAAAAAGAGGAAATGCCGTGGGTACGAGTTTGGTCACACGCCTTCCAAGATAAAGGTGGTTGGTATATTGAGAACTCATTAACAACTTTAAATCAAAAAGATCCTGTTAGTGAAGATAATACACGATTATGGAATTCAGGTGTTGAATCTGATAAAGAGATAGCAAGAAAAAGAAAAAGAAAATTATCTTACTTCTCTAATATATTAGTTGTAAGTGATCCTGCTCATCCAGAAAATGAAGGCAAAGTATTCATATTCAAATATGGTAAAAAAATATTTGATAAGATTACAGAAGCAATGCAACCAGCATTTGAAGATGAGAAAGCTATTAACCCATTTGATTTTTGGAAAGGTGCAAACTTTAAACTAAAAATTAGAAAGGTAGATGGTTATTGGAACTACGACAAATCTGAATTTGAGTCTGTTGCTACTATTGCTGATAGTGATGATAAAATCAAAGCTATTTGGGCAAAACAATATGCTCTTACGCCTTTCTTGGCCCCTAGTAATTTTAAAACCTATGATGAACTCAAAGAGAAACTGAATAGGGTAATTACGGGAACTAGAAATACTGCTACTATTGAAAGCGCCGAACTCCCTCCGGTTAAATCAAATGGTACAGTAAAAAGTAACGGTAAAACTACTCCAGCTGCTAGTGATGATGACGATACGTTGTCTTACTTTAGTAAATTGGCAGATGACGAGTAGAATCTCTCTCTACTAATACTTTGATGGTGGCCAGAAATGGCCACCACATTTAAGCATTAATTATGTTAAAAGTTTTATCTGGATTATTAACATCAATTGTCATTGTTGTTGATTGATTTGTTTGATTAACTATACTTTGAGGAGCGTTAGTATAAACAAAAGGTGCCTTTTTACTATCAGAACCAATACTAGTATTTAAATCTGATAAATCTGAAACTTTAGGTAATTTTCCTTCCCTACTACTTTTAATTAAAGATTCCTGAAATTCATTTTTTTCCATCATAGGTTTAATTTTTTGACTATCGTTACCTATTGATTTTTTAATTAGTTCTTCAGACGTATCAATAGCTTTTCCTTTTTTTTCTTCTTGGATTTCATTTAATCTCTCAATTAATTCTCCTCTTTTTGCTTTTAATTTTTCTTTACCTTTTTTTAGAGCATAACTACCAGCAACGATCCCTATAGCGGCTAAAACTGCAGGGTTTGATAAAAGTCCAGTAATAATTCTTACTAAACCACTACTCATTTTACTTAATGCTGGTATTAAATCTTTTGTAATCTTATTTTTTAATGGATCAAAACCTGCAGTGAATAAATCTCTTATTTTATCAGAAAAAAAACTACCTACTTTCTTAACTGATGTATTTAACGGACCTAATACTTTACCTGGTATTCCTAATAAACTTTCATTTATTATTTCAATTGATTGTTTTAACTGTGTTGTTGGTAATGATTGATACATACTACCCATTACGTTTCTAACAGCTGATGGGCCAGTTTCACCTCTAATAAAAGCACCTGTACCTCTAGCAAATCTTCCAAGTTTTGTTCCTTCTTTTCTTTCAACTCCTAATGATTCCGCTCTATTCGTTAATGAAGATTCACCAGATTCAATATATCTTCTGCCTACTCTTATTTTTTTATCTTCATCTGTTGTCAATGATTGTTTATTTTTTAATAAATCTTTTTCTTCTCTTATTATTTTTTCTTTTCTTTCAATAAATTTCTTTTCATCTTCTCTTAATATTTTTTCTTCAATTTTTTGTTCTCTTTTAGTAAGTATTTCTAATTTTTGATATTGTTCATTAACTTTAGTAATAACACCTTGTTCTTTTAATCTAACCTGTTCTTTTTTTAATAAATCTATTCTATCATTTTTAAGTGTTTGTTCTTGTTCTAATTGCAATTGTTTTTTGTCATAGAAATCTTTTAATTTATCAAAGTTTTCACCGATTGCTTTACTATATTTACTTAAATCTAATCCTAATTTATCTACAAATTTTTGCAATCTTCTATAGGCTTCATCTCTATCTTTTTCCTCACCCATAGTAAACAATTTTGTGATTGATATTAATTCATTTTGAATTTGTGGTGATATAACATTGGCAAAAGCCGACATTTCTTTTTTAATAGATAATTCTAAACTTTGACCTAATTCATCAAATAAATAATTTAAAAAAGAAATAGGTGTATCTTCTCCTCTTTTTTTAGCGAGATCTTTTACTATTTGTAAAAATTCACCTTGTTTATCGCTTTCTTTTAAAAAAGAATCTAAATTGCTTGTTGATTCATCTCCAATAAGATTTTCTTCTGAAGAACCCATACCTATAGCTCCAGGCCCTAACGCTCTCATCAAACCTTGAGGATCTTTTGAGTCTTTAGTAATGGCCATTTATTATCCTATTTGATCTTCGTCTAAATTAATTTTTATTTTGTTTGCTACTATTTTTTTATCTTCAATCTTTTCTTGTGTTCTACCATATGCTGATACACCTATTACGGCACCCATAGCAATATGAAAGAAACCAGCACCTTGTAATGTAAGTGGTGTCCATTGTGTAAACACAACTGTTTTTAAATAAGTTGCTTGAGCAAAATTCCATAGTATAGGAAATATAATAAAATCAAAAGCACAAACGGCCAGATATAACCAGCCCATAGCAGGACGCCATTTAGTATTAAAATTTGTTTCTTTATTCTCTACTTTCATTATTTCTCCCTTGCTCTTTTATCGTTTTCTTCTTTAATATAATTAATTAACATTTGAACGTAAATGTCACGCTCCCATGGTATCATACTTTCAATCTCAGTTAATGAATATTTATGATGTTGAACTAATGCAAAATTAGTTTCGTATATGGCCTCTAGGCTATTATGGGAGAGGCTTATCCGAAAAAATCTGCTAATCCTGTAAATGTAACGTTACTTTTTACATTGGTTTTAGGATTAATAACTTCAACAACTGATTTCAGTCTAGGCATTGTATCAAAGAATTTTTTAATTTTAGAAAAACTATCTTGTGGTAAATTTTCTAAAAATTCTTTTATTTCTTCTTTAGTAAAATCCTTTGATGAATATATTTTGTCGCCTTGAAAAACGTGGTCAATACAATTTATTAAAACATTAAACATTGTTTCAATAGTAGCATTCTCCATATTTTCACCCAATTTATAAACATTCAATGTAGGATAAGTTAATACTAAACCTAAATTTTTATTCTCATCTATTATTATTTTGTTTGTGTGGTCATCATCAACGTGAACTTCAACTTTGGCCATATCAACTTCAACCTCAGTATAGGTTACGCCGTCATCAGGACATATAACTTTAAATTTTGCAACTTCACCTACTGATTTAGCTCTTATATTTAAAAATATATATTCTATATCAAATAGAGGTGTTGTATCTGTATTAATATCATTAAAGGTACAAGTTTTGATTATCTCTTTTATAGCAGTTATCATTTCATTATTGTCTTTAGACTCTAACGCCATAAAAAGTATTTTTTCTTCTTTTACAAGAAAAGGCCTGTACTTTATTTTTTTGTCTGTTGATGGTAATGTCAACTCATACGTTGGCACTTCAACTCTTGGTAACATAATTTACTCCTTTTATATTATAATAATTATATACCAAAAGGAGGGAAGTTACCAAAAGGTGGAAATACTCTTCCGCCTGTAACGCCTCCAATAGGTATTCTTCTT